GCCCATTTCTATACTTCTCATAATGTTTAACACTTCTTGTCATCTTCAGATCTCGAGCAGATCGGACCCGAAAGCCCAATACATAAAGGGTCAGTCCGTATCTTCTGATCATCTTATGAAAGAAGTTTGTGAGGAGATATATTAAGCGGGGCAAACTGGAATGCCGAGTCCTTTCGAAAGGCCTCTTAATATCATTAATCAGTTTTCCTATTTGTCTAGGGTCAGAGACCCAAAGTCCTTTTGCCCTAACGAAGGGTATTTCCTTAAAGTTTGACGTAAAGTACGTAGAATTAATATTCGGGCCGGTACTATACGTAGTTTTCTTTTCATTTAAACAAAAACCCAAAAGGGGAGCCCAGAACTCATAACGCTTACGCCATTGCTCTGAAGCTTCAACAACTAAATCGTCGCCGTTTATAAGTTTAGCAGTAGACTCATTGGACACAAAGTCTACCCATTCGGCAGCAAAATAGTTTTGAAGGCACAACAGAGGAAATGAACAGAGATTCCCCATCAACTGACCAGTAGTCGGTTCAAGAGTATCTTTGCTCATAGTAATTGTAGGTCGTAATGATTTTCTGACTTCTGATAAAATAGGTATAACGGCAGGAGAGGACCGGGAAGCAATCACGTCTATGACGCATTCAGCCACCTCAATTGAGATATTATCGGTAGCGGCAGAAAAGTCTGCCGATAGGTATTTTTTTTGTTTTTTAAAACCCGCTGACAAGAACTTCTTCATTGTCGGTGGGCCTCTCAATAACCATGGCTGAGTCGAAATGCGATCATACATGAAGGTATGAACCGGTCGGAGTCGAAGGTATGAATGGTGATTCTTGACGAGAGGACGAGGCTTTCCCGGAGTAGAGGCCACCATAAACTGTGGCTCATGGACTACTACAGGCTTCTCCATATTTAAATACTCCTCTCTACAACCCCTCCAGGATGAATAACTCCCCCCTTCTCTCCTACTGCTGGACGTAGTAGAAGTATAGGGGGGGGTCACTCGTTTGGAGTGAATACGCAGATCCCTATCTCTCATGCCTTTAGGAAATAATTCTAATACTTTCTTTTCAACAAATTCCAAGTAACCCTTTGGCAAAGGGACCTTTTCTTTTGTAAGTCGATTTCTTAGAGCTATTTCAAGTTCACTGCCCATACAATCACAGCTATCAGGCCATGACTTCTGAACAGAAGAAATTGAGGCAGCGAATGAGAGATATCTCTCTTTGCATACTCCCTGTGGGAATTTTCCGCCCATTGAGGAAATAA